GTGGTGAAGTAGATGGAGAGTTTACAGTAACTAAGGTAGATGACGATAATTTAAGTTTTGTAGGTTCAGCAAATAGTATAATTACAGCGGGTGCGACTCTAGCATATAAGAGAGTTCGTTCATTAAGTATTCAAGGTGATGAGGTTATTGAGGTATCTGTTGGTACAGGTGCATTAGAGAAAGACGCATTATTCATAAACAAAAACGCACAGGAAAACGTTCGTGTTGGTATCAATACTAATAATCCTGAGTTTGAACTCGATGTTGAGGGACAAATTAGAACGACTCGTTCTATCATTTCTGATACTGCACAGGTTACAAACCTTGATATCAGTACAATTGTTAACCCTTCATTGAATCTAAGAGCACCAAACTTAGTTAACTTTGAAGATACAGACGTCACAAGTCCTACATTTGGAACTACATTCTTCCCAAGTGCTGATACTCCTCCTCTGACTGACCAGTCAAGAAGGATTGCTACCACTGACTTTGTATATAAAGTTGCTACTAATGACACTGGTGGTCGTGTATACGTATCATCAACCATTGGTTTAGATACAAACGATGGTCGTTCTGCAGCAAGACCTGTAAAAACTATCAAGAAAGCAGCACAGATTGCTTACGGATTGCAGAAAGCAGTTCCAGACCCATCTGATGAATACGTTTCTATTATTGTATCTGGTGGTGAATACTTTGAAGATAACCCAATCTCACTTCCTAGAAACTGTTCACTGATTGGTGACAACCTTCGTCGTGTTATTCTAAGACCACAGAATGCCGATAGGCATATGATCAAGGCGTCTAATGAAACATACATCAATGGTGTTGTATTCAGAGATGCACTACAAAATTCCTCTGACCCACAGAGTACAGTTATTCATACATGGAAGTTTGCGTTTGTGTTTGATGACAAACAAAGACTTTACTATGAACCAGAAGTACGCCAGATCCCTGCAGTTGCTGGCGAAAAGTTTCGTGGCCAAAACATATTTAAGGTTACCTTTAACAATCACACAGGTAATAACACATCTTTACAGACAGGCTACTTTGTACAAGGTGGATCATCAGGTACACTTGGTACAATTCAGACAGTTAACTTTACAGGTCCTGTCGCATCTCCATACTCAACTGGTAATGTAACGATACTAATTACGTCAGGTGTTAACGACGTATTCCAAGACGCTGAGAAAATATTCTATGATTCAGTTGCTGCAAATATCATAACTGATCTCAATAACGCTGGTGTATCAGATAGATTTGACGTTGTAGATGCTGAGTCATTAAGACCAGAATTAGAAGTTATATCTAACCAAATCTATCAGCACACTGTTGATGCTGAGAGAGAATTCGTCACATTTAAAGGTAGTACAAACTTTATTGATGTTGCTCTAGACAGAATTACACTTACTGCACACAGATATAAAACAGGTGCAGCAGTATACTATAGTAAAGACGAAAACCTCAATCCTCTGCCAGGTTTAATTGACACCACTGTCTACTATGTCAGAGTTATTGATGCAGATACTATTGAATTATATGACACTCATGCTAACGCTATAAACCTTAGCGTAACTCAGGGTAGAAAAGACATCACAAATGTATCTCCTGACGATAGTTTCCATGTATTTGAGTCTGGTAATATAATGCCAGAAGCAAATAATATCTTTATTGATAATCATTTACTATCAACTGGAGAAGGCATCATATATCGTGCTGGAAAAATGGGTGCGATAGGTGGTCTTGTTGATGGCACTGCATATTTTGTATATAAAGAAAACGATGATTATATCAGATTAGCAGCATCTGCTGCTAACGCAACACAGAAGAATGCATCTGGTGCTGATGATCCTATTACAATTGATATAACAAGTGCTGGTAAGGGTTTCCAAAGATTTGACATACAGGAAAGAGTCTTATCAATCACAACGATTGACACATCACTGAACACTGTAGCAACTTATAACGGTCCTATCTTTACACTTGCAAGTTCTAGTACAAGTTCTGATTTCCATGACTATGAGGTTGGACAAGAAGTTCAAGTATATGGTTTCCAAAACTCTGCAATAGATTTCGGTACATCAACAAATACTAACTTTACAATCTCTGGTGGAGAGATTACAGTTACTGTATCAAGTGTTGACAATACAAAAACAGGAACATTATTTGCTAACTGGGCATCTCTAACTGAAGCGGGTATTACATTCAACTTCCCTGCTGGTTTTGAGAGATTTAGTAAGACATATAATATTGATGGATTCACTCAAGGTTCTGGAACTCCTACATTACCATCAAACACTGATTTAGGTTTAGGTGTTGCTAGGTACAACAGTTCTAACTTGACTGTAACCTTTGTTCTAAAGCAAGCAAATATTGATACTGCTAGCGATGTAACAACTGGTTCTGGTTCTGGCGTTAGTATCTTAGACAACCTTGAAGACCTCAATGGTAGAAAATACATCACACATCGTATTGAACGTGCTGATGGTTTCTCACTACAATTTGTTATTCGTGGAAACATATCACAGGTTGGTGCTTCTATCAACCCAACTGGTGACCAAACAGTTGTATCATCTTCTAACTATGTACTAGCATCCTTGAGGAACTCTCCTTATGGATTTACTGCTATTAATCAGAGTGATAGATTCTTAGATGGTGCTGAGGCAATCAAGATAAACCAAGAATTTATTGCACAGGAGGCAGTAGCATATGTCAAATATTATTATGAATCATCCGCTACTCGTACTAATGCACTTACTATTGGTGGAACAAATTTCGGAGTAGCAGCAGATACTATTGCGAAGAAGATGACATCATGGTCTGTATCAGGCGATGATTGTACAATTATTGTACAGAGAGGACATAACTTATATCCAAACTTTAGTCAGCATACACCTACTGGTGCAACATACACACCTGGCACTGGTGTATTTGAAGTAACCATAGCAAACCATGGTTTCCAAAACGGAGACTTAGTTAAGTTTGATGCTGGTGCGTTTGTATTTGAATGTGACACCGACTCTCGTGCAACTAAACATCCATATCCTAGAGGTAGTGACCCTGCATTTGACAAGTGGTTAAAGATATCAAACAAACAAACTAATACATTTGAAGTTAACGTTGGTGTATCATCTGACACTTCAACACATTATTTTGTAAGTGCTGGTGCTAACTCAGTTAAGAAAGCAATCACAGAAATTACTATTGCTAACTCTGGTAACGCAGTAGTCAATGGTACTCATGGTCTTAAGGACATTATTGACGACAGAAAATTTGTTGTAGACCTAGCAAACAATACTGCTAATGGTCAGACAGGAACTGTTGGTACATTTACAGATTTACAGAAACCATTTAGAACTCCAAACAGCATACCAGTAGATAACAAGTATGCTGATGCTGCAGAGTTACTATTTGGTAACGCAGATATGATTGCAGATTATGCAGTCAATAAAATGCTTGCTGCTAATAGTGGTTACACTATTCCTACAGGTAGTACAGCATGCTACGATGATGTTAGAGACTTCATACAGAAAGCACTTGCACACAACTTAAAGTGGGGTGGAAACGATAGAGTCTATGACCAAGCAAAATTCTATATTGATCCTGGTTTCTCACTAACAAGAGACCGTTATGTAGAAGTATTCAACAATGCAAAAGATGCATGTATCTTAGCATCAAGAAATCTACCAATACATCGTTATGGTAACTCAACAAAATTACAATACTATCATACTCTTACATTAGATACTCCTGCACAAACTGTATCTGGTTATGCTGCAACTCTAATTCTTAAGAACTTAGACTTGATTGCATTTGAGTCAGTTCAACGTTACAACATAGATAACCCATCACACAATGTGCCTGGTGGAAATCAAAACTGTATAGATGACGTTAGTGATTTTGTACGTACTGTAGTTTACAACTTAGCACATGGTGGAAATGAGCAAGTATATGATGCAGCACAGTTGTATACAAACTCTACACACCTTGATGGAGAAGAAACAGAATCACGTGCAGTATTTGCAATAGCAAAAGCAATTGCTAAACAAGCAGCTGCTAGTGAGACAATTACCATAGAGGGTAATCACGGATTTACACAGGTAACTGACAACAACAATAAAGGAACAACTGTAGAGCAAAATTTAGTAGATGGATTCTTCACAATCCTTGATACTGCTATTGCTAACGACAATATGTCACATGCTACTAGAACGGTTGCAACAGCACCTTCTTGTGCAAATGTCGTATCATCAATTACAACCTTCTTCAACACCGTTACAACAGCGTTAGGAAGCGGTTCTACTGCTGGTAGTGTATCATCTGTTACACGAACTGCTGCACCTGGCGACCAACAGTGTATTGATGACGTAATGAAGATTTGTCGTGCGTTCCAGTTCGACTTACGTTACGGTGGAAACTCAGCAATTGTTGAGGCAGCAAACCTCTATATCTCTAGTGGTGCAATACAATACCTAGACAACGAGGTACAGTATAGTCGTGCAATGTTCGCTGCAGCAAAAGAACTATCAATAGACGCAATAAGAAATAATTTAGAGACTGGTCAGTTCTCACAAATACCAATTACATCCAATGGTTCTATTACTGTAGATTCATCTGCACCTGAGTGTGCTAATGTTGTATCTGCATTGACTACAAACTGGGGTATATTAGATAACGTATTATCAAGTGCTACAGCATACAGTGGTGCAATTACAAATCCTGACCCAGTAATTACTGAACAGGATCAATCATCATATTCGTTCCCATTAGGAAATGTACACTTAGACCTTCCAATCATTGAAGCATCTCCATACATTCAGAACTCTTCACTTATATCATTCCTTGGTGGTTCTGGTTGTGAGATTGATGGTGCTAAGGTTGCTACACCAAACGTACCTAGAGCTGGTTTAAAACAAAACTCACAGGGTGCTACTGTTGCACAGTTTGACCCACAAGGTAAGTCAATGGTTGCAAACGCATTCACCATTATATGTTTTGGTGGTACTGCGTACAACATCAGTAATGATGGTTACACACAGTTGGTTTCTGTGTTTGCTATCTTCTGTCAAGATGGTATCTTAGTACAGTCTGGTGGTTATGCATCTGTTACAAACTCTGCATCTAACTTTGGTACTTTCTCACTACGTGCTACAGGATTTAGAGCAGAAGCATACACATTTGACGTCGGTGTTATTGATTCTATTACAGAAGACGTCGATGGAAATGGTACACCAACAGGTAGACAAGTTATCCAAGTATCTGGTACATCATTAACAAACATACCTATTGAAGATTACATCATCAAGATTGATGGTCATAGGTCATCTGACCTTGCTGTAGAGCATATAATTCTAGAAACAGAATTGGTTTCTGGTTCACCTGGCACACAGATTGTTGCTAAGATTAAGACCAACAGGTCAATGGACTTTACCAATATCAGTAATGGTAATAGGTATCAGTCATCTAACGATTCTGGATTTGTTGCTGGAAGTTTAGCACTATCAAATCTAGTAAGTTTAGGTATTAAATTCCATAGACCATCTGTATGTAACTCATCATCACACACTTGGGAATACGCTGGTTCTGGTAACACATATGCTGCATTACCTCAGAACGGTGGTGTTGGATTAGGAAGTGCATTTGAAGCAGCAGAAGAACAATTCGGTCAGGTTTATACATCTGGTACGAACGAATTTGGTGACTTCAAGGTTGGTAATTTTGTTACTATCTTCAACAGAACTGGTGCTATTAGTTTCGTTGGTACAGTTGCAATCTCAGAACTTACATCTATCAAGATTGTTGGTGGTGACATTACAATTACAGGATTCTCTGCTGCTGATACACTTGGTGGTACATTCGCATCTGACTCCTTACTACCTACACAGGCATCTGTTAAAGATTATATCTCTAACAACTTAGGACCTTACCTCAACCAACCATTCTCAACAAACGCAGTTCCATCTGCACTGGTTCAGTTGACATCAAACGGTAAGATTAACATTGACCAGATTCCTGCCTTACGTCCATTTAATATTACATCTGTTGCATCACAGGCAGAAAGACTTGCGATTGAAGACGCAAACGCTGGTGATATTGCAATACAAACATCTGCTACTACATTCTCTGTAGCATCTTCATCAGTCAATACTGGTGCGGACACAATTACAATTACTGGACACGGTACATCAACTGGAGACCAGTTGACATACACAGAGGGTTCATCCTCAATCGGTGGTCTTGCAACAAATAACGTTTACTACGTTATCAAGATTGATGATAACACAATCAAACTTGCTGCAACAACATCAAATGCTAACTCTGGTGCTGCGATAACATTATCAAGTCAAGGTTCTGGTACTCATCAATTTGTAACCGCTGGTGTTGCTATCTCTTACATCTTAGAGAATGACTTAGAGAGTCAGTTCTTAGCATTTGCACCTAACAGTGCATTCCAATTTAGTAATGGTGATATCGTTGTTGGTAGTTCTACAACTGCACGTGGTACTGTACAATCATACAATGATGGTGCTGTATTTAACTACGTTATCAGTAGTGGTGGTTCTGGATATTCTGGAGACTTTAACCTTACAATATCTGCACCTGACGACACAAGTAATGGAGTTCAAGCTGCTGCTACAGCAAAAGTAACCAGTGGTGTTGTAACTAGAGTTGAGATTACAAACCTTGGTAAAGGTTACTACTCACAACCAACAGTACAGGTATTAACATCACCTAGTGGTTCATCTAATAATGCAGTTATTGCTGCACAGATAGAAGGTAGAGTTGCAATCAACATTGCTAACAATATCAAGTTTGAAGCATCTGACTTTATTGTTGACCAAGCACTAGCGAACTTAGCAACTGGAACTTACTCACAGAGTGGAAGCACAACGATTACATTCACTGAGAGTTCACATGGTTTATCTAACGGTTCTCTACAGTTCTTTGATTTCACAACAGGAACTGCACCTGATGGTTTCTACGCTATAACATTATTAAACTCAAATCAATATTCTATTACTTCTCCTACTGCTGCTACCACGTCTGGTAACTTTGCAAGGAAGAGAATTGTTGACCTTACTAGAACAATCAATACATCAGCATCTAACGCTGCAAACTGGACACAGTTAACATCAACTAACATTGATGCATCAAATATTGTTGCTGGTACTATTGACCCAGAAAGATTAGCAAGTAAAGGAACTGCAAACTCATTTAGTTTCTTACGTGGTGATTCTTCATGGGAGTATGCATTACAATCAATTAGACCTACAACATCTGACGCCATACTAATTGGTGGTTCTATTACTGATAGTTCTTACGTTGACACAATCACTATTGCAAATGGTGGTTCTGGATATACAGATGGAACTTATCAGAACTTACCAATGGAAGGCGGTAACGTCTCTGTTACAAGTGATGATGTTGCACGAGCAACATACGTTGTATCAAGTGGTGCTATTATTAGTGCACAGGTTACTGACTCTGGTACAGGATACACTGGAGACTTCTCAGTTGTAATACCAAGTGAACTTGGTGGTGGTAACAGTGCAGTATTGAATGCTACTAAGGGAACTATTAACAGAGCATTTGGTAACATTGAAGTTGACATAAGAAAAGGTGACTCTCTAACTGCGAGTTCCTCAGTATATGGTAACTACGGTGTATTCAGATTTAGAAAGGACGTTGCTAACCAAGCGGTTGCAAACCAAGATCAAGGTGGATTCCTTGTTGATAACAATGGTCAGGTTTCTATTGACCAAGGTGCAGGATCTGAACTTAACGCTGACAAATTAGATGGTAACGATGGTTCATTCTATCAGACTGCAAACAACATTATCTTCGGTACATTAGATCCTGCAAGACTTGCAAACATAACATACAACATCTCTATATCTGGTACTGCTGATACTGCAAACAGAATATTTAACGAGACTGCATCACTCACATCAAACCCATCTCCTGCTCAGGCAGCAAATGGTGTTGCTGCAGCACTTAGAAATAACGCTGCAACTGGTCTTAATGATGGTGGTACAACACATGGTATTCTCACATACAGAAGACAGTCTACTGGAACTGCATCAACTCAATTAGGATTTACAGATAATAACAACCTATACATCAGAGGTAATAATGGAATCAATGCAGTCTACTCTAACTGGTTCAAGATTTGGTCAGAAGGAAATGACGGTGTTGGCAGTGGATTAGACGCTGACAAGTTAGACGGTAAGCAAGGACTATGGTATGGTTCTGGTTATAACATTGGTGACACACGTGCAGGACTTGATCACAAGATTGGTGATATGTTCTTACCAGAAGTTCTTGGTCAAGACAAGATGGTCTTTGAGAACTTCTTTGTTAATGACACAGGTAATAAATTTACACTATACATTCCAGACTTCCATTGTAATAGTGGTGTTGGTGGTAACATCAATAATGGTGGAACCTACACTATCTACTCTGACGTAGGTGCAACAAATAACATTGGTTCTATCGTGGTTGATAGTTCTGGTGGTGTTCAAGAAAAAACACATACAACTGGTGAAATATATTCACTTGTTACTGGAACAATATCATTTGTTGGTAATAACACTAACGCAAACATTAGAGTCTTCGGACCTAATCCTGGCACAAAATGGACAGTAACATCATCTAACCCAATATCAAGTGGTTCCTCTACTATCATTGGATTACGTGACAATGCATCTGGTGCTAAATTACAGATTGGTAAGGCAGCAGTATCTACTACACCAACATTAGACTTTAGATCATCTGGTCAAGCACCAGACTATGACGTTCAAATGATCGTCTCTGGTGGTAATGGTTCTAACGGTAATGGTACATTAAGATTTAACGCTGGAGATTTAACAGCAAATGGTAACACAATCTGGCATGCAGGAAACGATGGAGCATCATCACAGTTAGACGCTCACTATGTTGATGGTTATACACAGTCAACATCTGCATCATCAAACACTCTTGCTCGTAGAGATTCATCAGGTCATTTAACAGTCAACGATTTATATGCCGACCAAGGTATATTCTCTAACACTGGTACATCTATCTTACAGTTAGCTGATGGTAATGGTATTAACATAGGTAAGGCAACCACTAACCAGTTATCAATTAAGGGTAGACAAGACAGCAATCAAGGTTACATCCGTTTTGGTAACGATAGCAACGCCTTTGGTTGGAATGGCACATACTTATCATATAATAATATTACTTTCCGTGGTGGTCGCTTAGGAATTGGCGAGACTAATCCTCTAGCACGTTTCCACGTAGATGAGGGTGGTAACACTGGTGACGGTGATGGTTCAGCATCACAGACAGTAACTGGTGGAGAATCAATGTTGATTCAAGTTGACACAGCATTTACTGTGGGTCATACTCTAGGTTCTATCGTATGGAGAACTGGAGGTCGCAGACGTGCGATGATATCAGGTATTGCAGAGAACACTGATAGTGATTACCTAGGTTTGACATTCTTCACACAAGGAACCGATGGTTCTGGAGACTTCTTCGAGTCAATGAGAATCTCAAGAAGTGGTAACGTGGGTGTTGGTAACTTTGGTAGCGGTACACCATCTTACAAACTTGATGTTAAAGGCGACATTCGTTCAACAAATACTATAAGGTCAACAGTTGCACAAGGTACTGCACCAATCGCTGTTAGTTCTACAACTGTATGTCCTAACCTTAACGCAGACTTACTTGATGGTTACAGTGCACTTAATCTTCCATACTTAGGTGGTAGTGTTAACCAATGGATTAGTGATGCTGGTGGTCAGGAAAGATTCTACTTCTCTAACAACTCTCATACTTACTTAAGAACAGGTGACGACTTCTACTTCCGTTCTAACAATGATACTGGACAGGGTTCTATCAATGGTGATGGTGGTTACTGGACATTGTATTCTGGTAGTGACCAAACACAGTCATCTTACAGATTAGAGGTTAGAGGATCTAACGGAATAAATATTAATACATCTTCTGAAGGTTTATCTAGCGGACAGCGTAATGTTGTTCTTCGTGCTGATGGTGACAAGCAGTGGATTGACCGTTATGGAGTATTCAAACGAAATAGAAACTCCGTCGCAGAAAACATTTCTGTAAATAGTGGGGACAACTGTTTAAGTTCAGGTCCTGTTACTATAAATAACGGTGTAACTGTAACCATAAACAGTGGTGGATACTGGAGCATAGTCTAATTAACTAATCATGGCAGGAATTTTAAGAGTAGACCAAATCCAAAGTACGGCTGGTGCAAATGTTATTGACGTATCTAGCGGTTCATTTAAGATTTGGAACGGTAGTTCATATCAGAACTTTACTGTAAGCGGTGCTTTATTGAGCATCAATACTTACACATCCCAAAACGGTACTTGGAATAGTAAGTCAACTTCTGGTGGATCTGGAGTATGGAGTAAACCAGCTGGTTGCAACCACGTCCTAGTATATTGTACAGGTGGTGGTGGAGGAGCAAGAGTTAACGACAACACCTATCGTGGTGCTGGTGGTGGTGGCGGTGCTACTGCAATCAGATACATTGATGTATCAAACGTTAGTTCTGTAAACTACACCTATGGTGGTGGAGGAGGATATGCTCGTAACGGTGGTAGAGGTTCTGGAGGAGGTACATCATCCTTTGGTTCTTATGTGACTGCTACTGGTGGTGACGGTGGTTACACCGACAACCCATACGAGGGTGGACATGGTGGAAACGCCTCTGGTGGTGATATAAACATACCTGGCGGTGGTGGAGAAATGTCACACGGTTCATCAAGAGAAGGTGCTGGTGGAATGTCATTCTGGCATAAAGCAGGATCAAACCACCATAACAGCAGTACTAACGCTGAGAACACTCATGGACAATGGGGTTCTGGTGGTGCTTATGGACATTACTCACAGAACAGTTATGCACACAACAATGGTAATGGTGGTGCTGGTGCTGTTATCGTATTCAACTACACTTAAAAAATCATGAGTTACGCATTAATCAACAAAAATAATAGTAACGTTTGCCAGTTTGTAGCAACTGAAGACGATTGCTTTGATGTGCATGAGGATTTCTTTTGGAAGGATATACCTGATGAAGACATCTCAGAAAAACAACCCTCTGAATTTGAGTATGAACCTACAACAGGAAAAATAATAGCAAAGGTTTATGCTGAACCTACACCAGAGGAAAATAGATTTCACACGTATCCTACTATGGAGCAACAACTTAGTATGATTTGGAAAGACATCGATGCTGGACTAATGCCTGGCAAAGATGGTTCTTGGTATAAGGCAATAAAAGAAATTAAAGACAAGTATCCCGATTAAACTATGTCACAGATAAATGCAGCTACCTCACAGGTAAACACACTAACTTCTTCGGGTAGTACAGTTGATATTCCAAAGAATATTGACGTTACTGGAAATATAAATTTTACTGGTAACTTACTACAGAACGGTGTTTTATTTGAGACACTACCATCACAAAGTCCTGTGACTGCGGGTGGTATATTGATGTCTGATGGTAAGAATGCATTTTGGGGAACTGCAGTTGCAGCAGAATCTGGTCAGGCAGCATTTCAAGGAAGTTACGGTAATAACAACTTCGGTCCTTACAACACAGACACAGGTGGTGTTAACGCACAGAACCCGTCAGTCTCTTCTGCAAACTATCTACCTTACAGTGGCACAGGACAATGGTATGACTATCAAGGAAACTTGTATAACATAACAGTTGGTTCATCATTTTTATATCGCAGTATTTTTACACATGGATTTCTGATTGGTGGATACAGAGGATCTAATCCATGGAGAACAGTTAATCAAATATATCACGCAACAGACGTTACTATTTGTCGTGGAGACCAGTTAGATAGAGCAGCATCATATGTTGATGGAAACTTCGGTGACTTCAATGGTTATGTCTATGGTACACAGAACTCCTACGGTGGTTCTGGTCAGGCAGTCAGTAGTGTAAACCTACACACTGGAACCAATAGATCCTTCGGTCCTAACGGAACCTATGGTCATGGTGATGCATATAACTCTACACCTGATAGTATTGGTGCATCTATAGACAGTTGGGATAGTACAGATGATCCTGGTTGTGCTTCTGGTCAGGTGACACAAAGAGGTTACACAGCGGGTGGAGGTCCTGGCAGCATACAGAGATTGAACTTTGTTACTGAAATGTCTACTAGACTAGGTAATGGTTTTGGTAATGGTAATGCTACTGGATCCGAGGGTGAGACTAGATGTCACTTATATGGTGATACTGGTAACGCAAGATACGTACAGTTCAGTAATGAGTCTGTATCATCCTACAGTTTATCTGGTTGGGGTGGAGATGGTTGGAAGAAAGACTTGTCAACCAAATGGGGATTCTGCTACCATGGTAATGGAAACAACGTAACACTTCCTTGGTTGAAGTTTAATGATCTTACATCTACTTCTATCGGTGGTGCATTTAACCAGTTAGATATATCTTCTGGTGAAGAGAACATGTGTATGGGTCAAGACTGGGGTTACTGTATGGGTAACTACGCAGGAGGTGGTGGTGGATACCAAAACAATAGAACATGGAAGAGATTCCATGCTACTGACGGAGATATTGTACTAGGTTTTAAAGCAGAACCTAAAGGTCATCAAGGTCAGTCTTCTGGTGCATGTGTCACTGGAGCATTCTCAGTAACAGGAACGAGGTATCAGTAATGGCAGGATCAGTTAAAACAGGTAGTGATGCGTTGATGTACTTCAATCAACCAGACTATGCAAGTCACAAAGCATTCTTAATTCTCAAAAAACAACATGAGGATTTGAGAAAAGAATTTGATGAATTAAAGAAGAAAGTAGATGGAGAATAAATTTATATCTAAAGGAACTCTGAAACCTGTAAAGGAAGATACAGCGTGGAAGAAACACATACCATCCCACATGATTGAGGATGAGGAATTTTTACGTCCGAAATATTCACCACAACATCCACTAGAATTAGAAACTAGAAAGTTTATAAAAGATAAGGAGTTAGTCAAAGAAGGTTTTATCCACATGCTAATACATGAGGATGTATTGAGAACCGCTGACCTCAGACCACACTCTACAACATATAAGGTCTTATATAATTTTCATAACGTATCTACTGTCAAGATGAACAAACTTGTCTTTGAGACAGTCAAATCTTGTTTCAAGAGATACATTGAATTAGATGAGAAAGTCTATTCTGTAGGTGTAAAATTTCAAGGTGAGATTAGAACACACTACAAAGACTATGTGAAAGAGATGAATGACAAGGGTGAGTTTACCCATGTCAAGAAAAAGAAAAAGACTCCACAAAAGTATATCAATTATGCTTTGGAGTATATGAAACTTCAAGCAATCTTGGTTATAGAACATGAGTTTGAACTACGTTTCAAGAACTTTAAAAATTGTTGTGACATAGAGTCTGAGAGTTGGGTGTATCAACTTGAGGAAGCAAGGAAATTTAAAAATGATGAGAACGCTAAAACACCGTTTATAGATATATTGGCAGTCACAAGAGGAATGCCAAAGGGAGAACTCGTAAAAAGAGTCCTCAAAAATCATGATAAATACCTTATAGATTATGCCTCTTTATTAGGCAAATATCATGCGATACGTTCCCAGTTTAGGAACTGTGACAATATGTGGGATATGAACATTCTGTATGAAGATTACTTGAATGTGGGTATGCCAATTAAGCAGGGACAGAAGTTGGGTCGCATCGATGAAAATGAACAGCGACTTGATGGAGAACTAGCTTATGGAACTTTCGGATTCTGAAAAGACTTGGATAGAACATTCATATAAACTAGAAGGTGGACAGACTAAGTACCAGAACCAAAACTTTGTGGTTGGTACACAGATTACACCATTTAAAAAAATTCAACAGGCACTACTAGAACTACAGTCTAGAGATAACACTAGAGTGGAGTTGCAGTATCGTCTTGACAAGAATGCTATAGATTTAAAAAAATTAAATCGACAATTAAAACTTGCTCAAGATCCTTTAGACAAGGAAGCAATAGAGATTGAGATTAACAAAGCTCTCTATGATAGAAGTATATGGGAGCAAAAGGTAGTCATCTGCAAACGTGAGATTGAGAACTTCACATCGCAGTTAGATGAGATGGTAGACAAATCAAAAGGAATAGAGTATTATCTTAATACCAATGAGGAAGAAGATAAGAAATATTGGATTAGTCGTATGGCAAAACAGGCAGCATGCGACATGATTTCTTTTGGACATGTTGGTACGGGTAACATGGATTCTATTATGAATCTACCTACTGAAGACCAGATACAAGTATTGTCTGGTGCTGTATCTCACTCCTCTATAATTGCAGCAGGAGTTGCGTCCATGCAAAAACAAATGGGTGGAACCATAGGTCATATCATAAACGGTGGTGAGTTTAAACCACCGCAGATAAATGGTTCTGAAATTACATCATTACCAGAGGATACACCTCCTCCACAAATAGGTTCTGCAGAACCACCAGAGGTTCCAAAGACACCTCTAATTACTGAACTAAAACATGACATCCCCAAAAAGAAAGTCCGTCTTCAGTCTCCCAATAAATCCAAAGATTGATTCACGGTACGCTGAGGATGTCTTCATTCCTTGGTTGAAGCAACATAAAGAATACATAGTTGATCTGTATTTCACATGCAGGATGCCACCATTTGCACAAGATGCAATGGGTGATGTTTTTAAAGGTGACCCAGTTCAACTTTTTTATAATGCTTACCATATTTTTCAAGAAACAGGAATACCATTATCAGCAACTTTTAACAACATATACGTTAGACCAGACTTAGAAAATTTAGATTTATTTGTAAGAAACTTTCGTCAGTTATATGAAGCAGGAGTCAAGACAGTAACGATACCACATACTAGTTGGGTATCTACTGGTATTTTGCATAGAGAATTTCCAGAACTAAAAATAAAGAATACAATACTTAGAAATGTCAGTAGAGCAAATGAGATAGTTGCTCTTGCTGAGGTAGGTTTTCATTACATCAATCTAGATAGAGATTTGATGAGAGACCGTGACGCACTAATAAGAGTAAAGAAAGCAAAAGATTTTTGTGCATCCATTGGTAAACCAGTAGAGATATCAATTCTAACAAACGAAGGTTGTTGGGGTGGATGTCCTATGATGGATGAACACTATCATTTTAACAGCACTAGGAACGAGGACTCACCTCAATATTTTATGGATCCCATTAGTACAAACTCTTGTGCAAAATGGGATATCGAAGACAATGCACATGCATTAAAAGCAGCAAATCTACCACCATGGAAGTCTGATTGGAATGAGTTTTTAGACCTTGGTATTGATGTATTTAAAATGCATGGTAGAGAAAATGCGATGAAACTCAAAGAGTCCATGGATATAATATCTGCATGGGGTAATGAGAAGATAGAGGTGATGTATCCTGAGTTTAACAAATACCTAGATGACCTAGCGATAAAAGATAGACCAATAGATGTTTGGAGAAACAAAATAAAGAACTGTAAGTTTGACTGTTGGGACTGTAATTACTGTGAGATTGTAGTAGACACACATCTTAAGAAACAGGAAAGAAATACAGAGATGGATGAGTTTGTTAGAAGAACAATCAAGGCAATAGATGATGGTATGACAAAACAGTCTAACTTTAATCCTGACGGTTTTACACCTCAAGGTTTATCGTCAGACCGCATTAGACATTTCTTAAATAGTCTATGCTCTTATGAGGATGCTGTATACCTAGAGGTAGGCACCCATGTTGGTAGTACATTCTTTGCTGCTACCATGAATAACAATGTCAAATGTTTTGGTGTTGATGACTTCTCAGAAGCAAATGTCAAACCTTTGACTGACCACATACAATGGACACCATGCAATCCATACGACACACTAGTAAGCAACTGGGAGAAGTATGAAAATGGAAATGCTGTATTCCTCAAGTCATCTATTGAAGAGTTGACAGATGAGGACTTTGAAGGTAGCAAACCGAACATATTGTTTTATGATGCAAGTCATGATATGATGGAACAGTTAAGCTCCCTCAATCATCTATTACCCTTTTTAGATGATCAGTTTATTTTAGTAGTAGACGACGCTAACTTTGATGGTGTTGTAGAAGCAACTATGGACTTTGTTAGTGAGAACCAATTAGAAGTATTTTTTGAAAGAAAGATACTCAGCGGTATCATAGAAAATCCTAACCACTGGTGGAATGGAATTCATGTTCTAGTCCTCAGAAAAGATACACTTGTCAATAACTACTTCGGTACAAACCGAGACGCATCACAGTATGAAACTTATTAATCCTCAAATATTAGAATCTCTCCATCCGAAAGATTGGGAGGTCGAACAACTGCATATAGGCAAAGCGAAAAACAGAGTTATCAAAGTAAAAAATTTCTTTGTTAACCCAGAGGAGGTTAGAGCATATGCTCAATCGGCAGACTATGTGTCTACTGTAAACGGTGAGTTTTCTAATTTGCCTGGCTACGTGTCCAAACTAGGTCATGTGGCAAACCAATTACTACCTCAGTTTAGATTTTTATTATCTAACTACTTTGAGTGTAGTAAACAATGTATGAAGAATCCACAGGACTCTCACTTTACATTCCAAATGTATCAGGTGCATGAGAACTGTAGAATGTGTAGTCTTACACCACATACAGATGACACTCACTACGCTGCAGTGTTATCATTAAATTATGACGAAGAGATGGAGGATGCTGAAAATGGCACTGCATTCTGGAGACATGCTGAGTATGATGAGGAGTTTATATCCTCTGATAAAAACTATAGAGTCGATAGAATTGTCAGTAAAACAAATGCCATGGTCAACTTCGACCCCTCTAAGTATAAAACAAAGCATTGGGAAAGGTATCATACCGAACCACATGAGTTCAATAGTCTATTGATTTATGAAGGTAGGTTATGGCATTCGCCTTTCTTTAAACAAGAAGGTTGGGAGACAAACCGCCTGACATTCAATGCATTCTTATCCTAAATAGTACACTTATCATTTTAAAGCATGGACGCTGAAACAATGGTGAAAGATTTCACCAATCAACTGAAAGAGCAAAAAGCAACAATCGTTGAACTTGAAAAGCAACTTGCAACTCGTAAAGAGCAAGTTCTAAGACTAGAAGGTGCAGTCGAAGCACTACAAATGACATTAAAAGAAGATGAGTCCACTAAGGAAGTCGTTCCCGTCGAGTGATGCGAGAAAACTAGAGCACGTAAACTCTAGGAAATTTCACGTACTATTCGATGGCACAATGGAAACTTGTCCATACAAAGTAGGAGAATCCTATAATGGTAGAGAGATTATCTCTATAGGATTCTCTGAGAATGTCTATGGAAAGTATTATCATTTAATAGTAGAGAGAGATAAAACACATCTCAGAACCAAGTTTGAGTTTGATGAGAAGCATGATATAAAATTCTGCAAACCAGTTGAAAGGATGTTTACACCTCCTAATGAAGAAGAGGTTAAGAAACTATTAGCAAAGGCGAACGACAGTAGTGCATAAATATATCTGAAGGACTTATTGTACCAGCAGAATGAAGAGGGTAGTAGTAAGGGTCAGCGATAACTATAGTTTGGATTCTGCTGCTGCAGCAATCTTGAAATTGTATGGTTACCTTACCTTTGTAGAATCATTTAGAACTTTCTCAATCATAACATTTGATTGTCCTGAGAGATATACCAGTGTAATAATAGACCAACTACGTGCATTGAACGTAGTTAAGAAGGCGACATGGGATGCTAATGCATTTCAACTTAACCCTGTCTACGAGTCACAGTTGACAGCTGAGACTAGTGGTACAGCAGTGTTGAATGAAACTGGAGAGACTAACACAGTTGGCAACACTAGACAACTTACAGGTGCTGGATCAGGTACAATATATGTAAAAGTTCAGAACATTAACGGAAACAATCTATATCTTTTTTCACAGACACAGAACGGAGTATATTCACAATTTGCAAACCAGACAGGTTTCTTACAGGGTGCAACATACACCTTTGACCAGAGTGACTCTTCTAATGCTACTCATGGTATGAGGTTCTCTGAGACTCCTGACGGACCTTGGACTACTGGTGGAACTACGTATAGCAATGGTGTTGTAGTTACAGGAACTGCAGGACAAGCAGGAGCTTCCGTAGCAATAACAATCAGCTCTAGCACACCATCTATCCTCTACTACTATTGCATCAATCACAGTGGTATGGGACGCTATGACAATCTACATGCAAATAGATTTGGTACCATAAACGTACATGACTACTGGCATCTAGACAGAATTACAAAACAAGACAGACAATACCTTAACAGACAATTTAGTTACAACCAAGATGGTAACGCAGCAGACTTATATGTGATTGATACTGGTGTTCGTGGTGCTTCTAGGCCGACTGGTAACAACGCTGCTCTTCACTCTGAGTTATATGATCCTTCATATGTCTCTGACCTAAACGGTACTACAGAACAACAGAACTATAGGGTTTATCAACTCGGTCACTATGCTGGTGCACATGGTTCTAACAACGAAGATGACAATGGACATGGAACACACTGTGCAATTCTCGCGGCTGGTAGAGGGGCGGGTATTGCTAGAAGAGCAAAGATATATGCATTAAAGGCATTTGATAGTAACTTAAGTGCATCTTATACTAATATACTGGCAGCATATCAGGCAGTTATAGACCATAACGACAGTGGAAACGGAAATTACAAAGGAAACACTCGGCCTGCTGTCATCAATGCATCATTCGGACCTACGATTCCTAATGCAAACTATCCATACATTGAACTAAATGATGCTGGTAGTGACTCAGGAACTGACGAAGAGATACTAGACGACATCGAAGGAACGATTGCAAGCACATATAATATCATTATTGTTCGCTCTGCTGGTAATGGATTTAAGAACAGTAGTGATGCTTTCGCAGGTCCTATACAAGGTAAATGTATTTCTGGTACAAGAACTGCTGGTTATGCAGATAATACTAATGGTGGTATCAACACAGTTGACGCAAACCAGAACAAGGTATCAGTCGGTGCTACAGAATATAACGATAGATGGGCGGACTTCTCAAACTATGGTGCTGGTACAACAACTACTGCACCAGGTGCAAGGATCCTAGTTCCTGCATACGATTGGACTGCTAACACTCCTACAACTAGTGCATCAAACTATACAACTATAGGTGGTACATCCTTCGCTGCACCTTTAGTTGCTGGTGTTGCTCTTGCATGGTGTGGTGCAAATGGTTACACGTTAACAACAAATAATCTTACAGGCACATTTAAAACTTTCTGTAGAACTCCAAACGATGTAGGAGATATCAGAAAAGGTGGTAGCACATTCTACCCAACAAATAGTATTGAAGATAGAAAACTAATAGACAATCCATATGAGACTGCTGCTGGTTCTAATTTCTTAATTGTAAAATTTAACCCTGCTGATGCTTCTCATTTCCTAGGAAATGTAGGTAAGAAATGTCAGTTAAGAACAACAGGATCTACTGCTGGTGCAGGAGGTTCTACACCAACAACATTTAATATAACAACAACTGCACCATCATCAGGATACTACACTCTTAACGGAACTGATAGAAATGGTGCTGTTAGTGGTAATGATGTAGGCGTGACTGTTTATGTCGGTGATACAATAAACTTTAATTTATCAAACGTATCTGGTATACACCCGTTTTATATCAGAGTGTCTAGCAATGGTGCTAACGTAAGCACTCCTTCTGCATCAGGACAAGGATCCACAGGTAACTCAACAGTATCATGGACACCTAATACTGCAGGAACATATTACTATCAGTGTGGTGTTCACTCTGGAATGATAGGATCTATAACTGTACAAACTGCACCTGGCGGTAGTGGTGGTGTAGTAGTTGGTGGTATAGATGTATCTGGTTTATCACAGTCTGGTTGGTTGACAATACAGGCAGAGAGTGCAATCAATAATACAATTACTGTACAGAACACAAGTAATGCTACTGCTGGAACTACAGGTGGTGGGTCTAATAACTATCTTGCACTCATAGATCCTGAGTCAAAAACACATGAAAGTATAGATGGTGTTGTATCTACATCGACAACTTTAAGATCCCAGACCGATACACAAGAAGCACAGGGCACAGGTCAATATACAAATGTCGTATACTATCCAGTAGACTCAGGTGTAGACTTTGATTACAATGGCACTGGTGGTACACTGACTAAAAAACGTGGTGCATTTTTCCCTTATGTCGATACAAACGTAACATGGACAACTAGCACAGGTGCACTTAACGGTAGTCCATATGCAGATGGAGCAAACATAACTGTAGAACTCGGTCTTGCTGGTACAACATTTGCTAACGAACCTACGTTTGAACAATACACATTAAGTGGAGATGCTATTGGTGCATCAGGATTGACATTCAATACTGCAACTGGTCAACTATCAGGCACAGTAACATCTGATTATCTTGACACAACATTTAATTTTACAGTAACTGAGAACGTAACTCAAAATGCTAGAGCATATAGTTTTACTACAACAGGAACTGGTGTTCTAATTACAATTACTGGAAACCCAAATTCTACATCTGTTGAGGCAGGAGCAAACATCAACGCTGTCTTCGGTCCTGTATCTGCAACTAGTTCAGATGGTTCTACCCTACTATACCAATGGGAGTTCTCAAGCAACGGTGGTGTAGGTTGGTCTAACGTAACTAATGGTGGATTCTATAGTGGTGCTACCACAAACACATTAAGTGTAGATGATGAATACTCACTAAACAATTATCAATATCGTTGTCAGGTAACCTCTGCAACTGCTATTGCACCTGGCACAACTACTGCTGCTACATTAACAGTAACACGTGTTATTACAGTTGACACACAACCAACAAATCAACAACCCGTGGCACCAGCAGCTGCTGCATTTACTTGTGCTGGTTCTACAAAAGACGCAGCAACCCTGTCATACCAATGGCAGATATCACAAAATGGTGATGGCGTAACCTTTGCAGATATTGGAGGAGCAACAAGCACAACATACACTACAGGAAGTACATCATACGATAATGACTATGGTGACTTCTACAGATGTAAATTAAATGTTGCTGGTGCACCAGAGGTGATAACTTCCTCTGCACGTAACTTAGTACAACGTACAATTAGTATAACCTCACAACCATCAAACGTTACAGGTGCTGTGGGTGGTACAGTTTCATTTGGTGTTGCTGCAAATACATCTGATAATGATGCAGGAGATATTACATTCCAATGGCAAGTATCTCTTACTGCTGGTGCGTCATGGTCTAATGTATCAGAAGGAACTGGTGGTACAAGTGCAACTTATACAACGCCTACACTAACTCAAGCATACGATGAATACCAATATCGTTGTTTGCTCGCTGCTAATGGTGCAACAACTATACCTAGTAATGCTGCTACATTACAAGTAGAAACAGTAACGGTAATTGTATCTACTCAACCAACAGGTTCTACAGTTACTGAAGGTAATACTGCTACGTTTACTACACTCGGTGGTGTGACAATGGCACCTGTAGGTGGTAACGCTGCATCGTCATCATTTGATGTTGAGCAATTTGACACACCGACTGGTGGAGGTGGTGGTGCTGAAGGACAATCACAGCACGAACCTAGTGTAACTTATCAATGGGAAAAGTCAGATAACGCCCATGATGTTACTACACCAACAACTTATACTGTAACTGTCGCTGCTAAGACAGCAAGTCATCCTTACTACAATCAAGGATCTGGAAAAGGATATTATATTATTGGTGGTGTTTACGACACAGTAACACAAGCACCTAACTTGCAGTTTGTAAAAGGTGCAACTTACGTATTCAATCAAGACGATGCATCAGTTACAACACACGCAATATATTTCAGTGCTGTAGAAACAGCATACGCTGGTAGTGACCGATATGAAACAGGCGTAACCTACACACTAGACGGAGTTGATGTAAGTTACACTGCATATGATACTGGTTTTGCTACCGCTACACAACGTCGTGTAAGTATTACAGTAGATGCAAGTGCACCTTCCACGCTTTACTATGCTTGCCAAGCACATCAATATATGGGTAACGCAATCACAGTTGGTGATGTTGTATGGAGCACACTTGGTGGTGCAACTTCTGCATCATATACCACTGCTGCTACAACTTACGCAGACGATCATCTTGACCAATATCGTTGTATTATTGCAGCGACTGGTGCTGCATCAAACGCAACAACAAATGCTGCAACTCTCAATGTACAAAGGACATTATCAATAACATCTCAACCCGCAAACGCAACTGCTAACGAAGGTGGTACTGCAGCATTCTCTGTTAGTGCTACTGGTAGTAGCGGAACTCCAACATACCAGTGGAAGAGATCAGACGATGGTGGTAACAATTACGTCGATGTTACGGGTGCAAATAGTAGTTCTTATACAACACCAACACTTACATTTGCTGCAGATAATGCTGACAGATATGTTTGTGAGGTATCTCTAGTAGGTGCATCCTCAAGTGTGACATCAACGTTTGCTTTATTGTCAATCTTACGTGTGATTACAATAGGTACACAACCACAGAACCAAGGAGTTATTGAAGGTAACCAAGCAACCTTTACTATTGTTGCATCTATAACAAGTGATGTAATTACATACCAATGGCAGAAGTCTGTTGACAGTGGTGCTAACTGGAGTAATATCAATGGTGCAAACTCAGCATCATATACAACTCCTGCTACAGTTTATCCAACAACTCCATCTGAGCAATTCAGATGTGTTCTAACAAATCCAAATGCTACAACAGTTACATCTAATGCAGCAACACTGACAGTTAATGAGTCAGAGTTTGTATCTGCACCAGCATCTATAACACCAGTTATAGACAGTGATACAAGCAAAACATTCTCCAGACAACCAGTTATAAACACAGCAGCATATGTTGTTGAGTATTCTGGTTCTGTACACTTCTCTAGTTTCTGGAGAATAAGAAGAGTTAGTGATAACGTCACAGTATTCAATACTGCAGACACATTTACTAATGGTGATACTGGTAACTTAACATCACTAACAGTCCCTAGTGGCACACTAGATTTTGATACTGCATATTCTGTACAGGTCAAGTTTAGAGATAACGCTGGATTGGAAAGTGCATTCTCATCTGCAGTCAACTTTACTACACCTCTAGTTGACCAACCAGACATACAAACAATTACACCAGCATTTAATCCAACCATCAATGTAAATGCTATTGCAATGAAGACTGGATACACTCACTCATCTAGTGATTGGCAGTTCTCACCTACCAATACCTTTGCAACTATTGTTCACCAATCTCTTGGTAACTCAACAAACCTATTATCTTATACTTTGCCTGGTGCTGTTAACCTAAGTGCTAACACTACATATTATGTAAGAATAAGATTTAACATCAACCCTACCTAACATGGCAATTCCATCAAGCAGACAGGGACTTATAGATTACGCATTACGTCAAAACGGTGCACCTGTCCTAGAAATAAACATTGAAGATGATCAGATAAGTGATCTGGTAGATGATGCTGTTCAATTTTATAATGAAAGACATATGGATGGATACATTAGAACCCATCTAAAAGTTAAGTATACTCAGTTGATGCTAGATGATATGACAACAGATACTGATACTACTGTTGCAAACGGAACATCATCTAACCAAACTATCACATTTAAAGAACAAAATAATTTTATCAAAATGCCACCATACGTCACAACTGTGATTAAGGTATTTGATTTCGTATCTAAGAATGTCACAAACTTATTTGACGTACGTTATCAGTGGCGTCTTAACGACCTTTGGGATTTAACTCAAACAGAAATTCTTACTTATGAAATGGTCAACAGGAGATTAGAAGACATCTACTATCTCTTGGAAGGACAAAAACAAATTAGGTATCAGATGCGTGGTGACAGATTATATCTTGACTTAGATTTTAAAACTGATGTAAACGAAGATGACTTCCTAGTTCTAGAATGTTATCGTGCAATAGACCCTAACTCATTTACCGATGTATACAATGACATTTGGTTAAAGAGATATGTAACCGCATTGATAAAAAGACAATGGGGTGCAAACTTAATTAAGTTCCAAGGAGCACAGTTGCCAGGTGGAATTACTATGAACGGAGAGTTCATTTATAATGAAGGCAAAGAAGCAGTCGAGAAATTAGAAACCGAAATGCTTACACAGTATGAGACACCACCACTAGACATGATCGGATAATGCCAAGAACCACTTATTTCACACACGGTACTAGGAACGAACAGTTTCTACAACAGAACCTAGTAGAAGAATATATCAAAATGTTTGGTATGGATATACTCTATTGTCCTAGAGAGATAATGGAAAAAGATGGTGTGTTTAATGAGGAAGTTATAGGTGAGTTTAATGACTCATATCTAATCGAAGCATACATGGAAAACTTTGATGGTTTCCAAGGTGGTGGAGATTTACTTACAAAGTTTGGTGTAGCACAAACTGATGAGATAACTATGATAGTTTCTCAACAGAGATTTACTGACCTTATATCACAGTTCCTTTTAGTTGATAAAGATTATCAGGCACCAGAAAGACCACAAGAAGGAGACCTAATATTCTTACCATTAACAAGTAATTACTTTGAGATAAAATTTGTAGAGCATGAAGAACCATTCTATCAGTTAGGTAAAGGTTACGTATATAAACTCAAGGCAGAACTATTTGAATACAGTGACGAGCAAGGTGATGTATTTGATAATGACGAGGAGATAGTAGATTACGGTTATACTGTCAAACATTTCTATCTTACAACTGCTGGTACAACAGCAACTGGAACCTCAGTGTTGACTGGTGGTGAGTTAACTAACATCTTTATTACTGATAATGGTAGTAGTTACAACGAGACTCCTCTTATTACTATCACAGGTGATGGACAAGATGCAGCAGCAGAAGCATTCATGGCAAACATAACTGTCAGTGGTGGTTCTCCTACTAAGTCTGCAGTCATAAGAAGCGTTGTTAAAGATGGACAGATACGTTCCGTCAACATAGTAGACGGTGGTGAGAACTATGATGAGGACAGGGCAGTGCTCAATGTAACTGCACCTGATGCGGGTGGTATAGCAGCAACATTAGTGCCTACATTTACTAATGGAGTATTGACTGCAATTAACATTTTATCAGGTGGTAGTGGGTATAAGAGTGTAAAACTTATAGATATTACTAACGCTGGTAGTGGATATACAAGTGCAACAATTGCATTTACTCCTGCACCAGCAGGATTAACTGGTGCATTCCAAGTTCCAGAACAGGTTACTGGTGGAACTACTGGACACACTGCACAGTTAGTTGAGTGGAACGCTCAAGAGGGATTTGTCAAACTCAAATCTCCTACAGGTTCATTCGTTGTCGGTGAATTGATTATGGGAGCAACGTCAGGAGCAACCATAGTATTGGATAACAAAAATGAAATGGCAACTGCTGACCCTAAATATTCAGAGAGCGTAACCTTTGAATCATTAGGTGACGATATTATTGACTTCAGCGAAAGCAACCCATTTGGATTGGTGACTTAACATGTTAGGAACTTACACTTATAACAAGATTATTAGAAAGTGCGTCATAGGATTTGGAACACTCTTCAATAATATAGAATGCCGAAAAGAGAAATCAGACGGTACAGTATACAGCACAATGAAGGTACCGTTGGCATACGGTCCTAGACAGAAATTTTTAGCAAGATTAGAACAACAAGCGGATCTCAACCAGAAGGTTGCTATCACAGTTCCCCGATTATCTTTCGAGATGTCGGGTATTTCTTATGATGCTACTAGAAAACTTGCACCAACTACACTAACATTAAAAGCAGATACTAACAACGCAGTCAAGAAACAGTTTACACCTGTACCATATAATATTGATTTTGAACTAAACATAATATCTAAAACAAACGACGAAGCATTAGAGATAACAGAACAGATACTACCATTATTCCAACCTTCATATCAGATGAGTATAAAACTTGTCGATAGTATGGAGGAGTTTAGAGACATACCAATAATATTAAACAGTGTTTCATACAGTGATGATTACGAAGGTTCCTTTGATGACAAGAAGATAACCTTGATAACTATGCAGTTTACTTGCAAGTCATACATCTACGGACCTGTAGGAACTCAAGCACCTATCAAGAAAGCAAAAGTCGATTACCATACAGAGGTGGATCTTACTTCTACAAGACAGGTTTCTTATCAGGTTGTACCAAAAGCACTTACAGACAAAGACAAAGATGGCACTACAGAACTAGCAAGTGCTATCAATACACGTAACCTTACTATTGAAGTTGTAGACTTCACTAACATACCAACTCAGTCATTCATTGAGATTGGTAATGAGGTCATGTATGTTAAGAGCAAGACATCACCAAACAAACTATCAGTCCGTCGTGCACAAAATGGCACGAAGGCAGCAAGTGCAAATGCTTCTACACCTGTTGATGTATTAAACGCAGCAGATGATGCATTACTAACTTCTGGTGATGACTTCGGATTCAGTGAGACAACATCGTATTATGAGTAACCCTAATCCCATCAACAAAGATACATCTGGACTCGATGATGCATTTGACATCGTTGAGGATGTGGCAACAAAAGCAACACCTAGAAAAGAAGTTGCTAAATCTACTGCAACGGAAGATGTAGACAAAGACTACGAGTATGCTAGAGGCAACTTATATTCTTTGATTGACAAAGGACAAGAGGCAGTCAATGGTGCACTTGACCTTGCAATGTCATCTGACCATCCACGTGCATACGAAGTTGCAGGACAACTTATCAAGCATGTAGGTGATGTCGCTGACAAACTTATGGCACTACAGAAAGACAAAAAGAATGTCAAAGAAGAAAGTGCTAAGAAAGTTGTAACCAACAATGCTTTATTTGTTGGAAGCACCGCAGACCTTCAGAAAATGCTTAAACAAGCAAGTAAGAAGACTGATAAATAACTTAGTAAAGACAGTATCCAATCATGGTAATTAAAGTTTTAGCAGCTGAAGCGGATCTATCTTCTGCAAGTAATGTGGGTAATGCAACTCTAGTTCGTTTATATAACGGACATAGTGCTGTAGCAGTAATCACAAGAAAAGATGATGGTGGTAATACGCTTGGTAGCACTACCGTTGTTAATGGCACAGTAGAAGTATTCGAGAAAGATGCAACAGATACACTTGAAGCATCAGCTGGTGGTTCATCAGTTAAGGTAACAAAAATAGCATACACTAGGTAAATGGCAACACGCATACCCACAATGTACGGTAGATACTACGTTATCTCTCTTGTATGGAGGGGTAGACAGTTCAACATAACTGTATTCCGTGATCAATTAGGAAAACTACAAAGACCACAAGCACAAAAGATTGTGGATAAAGTTTATCCTGGCTCAAGAGTTATAAACTTCCACGAGTCAGATCCTACGTCAGACCCTGTGTTAATGGTGAAGGAAGCAAGAGAAAGATTTATCTTGGAAGCAAAGAAGAACTGTGGTGAAGGCAAATACTATTGTTTTGATGAACAGAAATGCAAACCATTACCAAGCGGTATGACCATTGGTAAGGATGGTATGCTTCAGAAAGAAGGAATCAATAAGAATAAAAATTGTGGATGTGGTAAGAAACCTTGTATCACATATGGTTCATATGATGACACCCCAAGTGATAATCCAACAGGACAAACAGGTGAAGATGCATCTAATGGTGAGAGTATGAGTGAGCAACACTATGGTGCTGCTGTAAATAAGATACCAAAAGAACTAGACGCTGCAGTAAAGATGCATGCTAGTCAATCACAAAGATTAAAGAACTCAAAAGAATTTAAGAAAGACGCTGGTAAAGAAGCAAACAAAATTCCTGCTGAATTAGATAAGGCAGTTGCAATGCATAAGAGTCAAGCAAAGAGACTACGTGCAGCAGCAGTAAAAGAAGAAGCACCAAGCGGTAAGAAGTATGAAAGGATGATTAAACACATCAAGAAATCATACGCAAAAGACGGAGCATTGACAAAAGATGAGAAGTCAATCGCATATGCTACAGCATGGAAACATAAGAATAAGAATCAAGATAGAAGATTAGGTGAGGCAGCGAACGCAGCACAACAGGCAGCGATTGCAATTAGTAAGAAAAAGAAAGGAGAAAAACCAAAGAACAAAAAAGAAACTGTTGGACATTCTACTGACGTACCTACATTCCCACAAGACCAAGTTAGTGAAGATTGGCAAAAGAAATCAGGTAAGAGTCCTTCTGGTGGACTAAACGAGAAAGGTCGTAAGTCATACGAGAGACAGAATCCTGGCAGTGATTTAAAAGCACCAGTCACAGGCAAAGTAAAAAAAGGTGGTAAGGCAGCAGGGCGAAGAGCAAGTTTCTGTGCTAGAATGAAAGGAATGAAGAAGAGATTAACTTCTGCTAAGACTGCCAGAGACCCTGACAGTCGTATAAACAAGTCACTTCGTAAATGGAAGTGCTAACGTTAGGAGACTAAATATGACTAGAGTTGAAGAATTGCAAGCAGAACTCCGTGTTCTGGAAGCATTTAATGAGACAACTCGTGCAACTATTCTACGCTCTATGCTAGAATATGAGTTAAAAGCAGAGGAGGTTTCCGATGTCAATGGTAAGCGAGGATCTACTAGATCCTGATTGGATGGATTTTGAAGGGAGTATAGGTTACGACGCTATAACCCACAAGTTTTCACTGCAACTGCATCATCATATGCATTGGTTTGATACGAAAGAATCTGCATTGCAGTATTTGAAAACTAATTCATGAGTCAAGATTTTTACTTAGGCAACCCGAACCTAAAGAAGGTAGGAACTGAAATACAGTTTACACCCGAACAGGTACAGGAATATTTGAAGTGCAAAGAAGACCCCGTGTACTTTGCCAAAAACTACATCAAGATTATATCTCTTGATGAAGGTATTGTGCCATTTAAAATGTGGGATTTCCAAGAGGAACTCATAGAAAAATTTCATAAGCATAGATTTAATATAGCAAAACTTCCTAGACAGACTGGTAAGTCCACTACGTGTGTGTCTTACCTTTTGCATTATGCGTTGTTCAACGATAATGTCAATATTGGTATCTTAGCAAACAAACTTTCTACTGCTAGAGACCTACTAGGAAGATTGCAACTAGCATACGAACAGCTACCACTTTGGATTCAACAAGGTATTGTGGTCTACAATAAAGGTAGTATGGAATTAGAGAATGGTTCTAAAATTCTTGCAGCATCTACCTCCGCATCTGCAGTTCGAGGTATGTCATTCAACATCATATTCCTTGATGAGTTTGCATTCATACCTAACCATATTGCAGAACAGTTCTTTAGTTCTGTATATCCTACTATTACATCTGGTACCTCTACGAAAGTTATAATTATATCTACGCCTAATGGTATGAACCACTTCTATAAGTTGTGGGTTGATGCACAGAAAGATAGGAATGGATATGCATGGACAGAGGTGCACTGGTCAAAAGTGCCAGGTCGAGATGCAAGATGGAAAGAAACAACTATTGCCAACACGTCCGTCAGACAGTTTACTCAAGAGTTTGAGTGCGAGTTCTTAGGGTCTGTTGACACATTAATAACAGCAAGCAAACTACGAACACTAACTTACGATGACCCGATTTCGACCAACGGTTCTCTCGACGTATATGAAAATCCTATACGTGACCATGATTATATTATATGTGTGGACGTTTCTCGTGGTCTCTCACAGGATTACTCTGCCTTTGTGGTAATTGATATTACCAAAGCACCTTGGCAACTAGTAGCAAAATACAGAGACCATGACATACGACCTATGTTATTCCCAAATATAATTTACAATGTCGCTACCAATTATAATAATGCTTATGTTCTTACAGAGGTAAATGATATTGGAGAGGGTGTAGCATCGATGTTATTCTACGATATAGAATATGAGAATGTTCTTATGTGTGCTATGCGTGGAAGGTCAGGTCAAGTTGTCGGACAGGGATTCTCAGGTAATAAAACACAGATGGGTGTCAAGATGAGCAAGACTGTCAAAGCACAAGGATGTTCTAACCTCAAGACACTTATAGAAGATGACAAGTTACTTGTTAAGGATTACAACATAGTAGCAGAACTAACTACGTTCATACAAAACAAGCAAAGTTTTGAGGCAGACGAGGGGTATAATGACGACCTTGTTATGTGTCTAGTCATATTTGCATGGTTGGTGCAGCAGGATTATTTCAAAGAAATGACTGACCAAGACATAAGAAGACGTATATATGAGGAGCAAAAGAACCAGATTGAGCAAGACATGGCACCATTTGGTTTTATAGACGATGGTTTAGAGGATAGTCAGGTGTTAGATGACTCTGGTAACATCTGGACTATAGACATGAACGAAGAGAATCAAGATAAGTGGAGATTAGACGAGTACGGTGACCGTAGTTATATGTGGGACTATCGCTAAAATACAACTTTTTCTAAATAATATTAGACAAAAATTGATTTATCTTAGTGGAGTAATCGCATGGCAAGCACGCTCTTATCGCCAGGAGTAGAGATTCAAGAAAGGGATCTGACTCTTGGTTCGATTGAGACAGTTGAAGTAAACGTTGGGGCAATAGCAGGAGCATTTAGTAAAGGACCTGTTCTTACCCCTGTTCGTATAGCAAATGAATCTCAATTAATCGAAATATTCGGTGAACCATCCGATGCTAATGCAACTAGTTGGTGGACAGCAGCGAGTTTCCTACAGTATGGTGGGGTACTAGATGTTGTACGTGTATCAACAAGTGGACAGTTAACTGCATCCGATGACAACGTAACAAGTCCATATACACTTTCTATTCCAACGAAAGACGATTACGAAGCAGTATATGCAGACGCAAACGCAAACCCATTTAAGTGGGCAGCGAGGGATCCTGGCGTAGATGGAAATTCTATTAGAGTATCAGTAATTGATAAAGGTGCAGATGTAACTCTAACCTTAGACGGTGCTCTATCAACTACAACAGTAGGAACTCAGGTACAGACAACTAGTGGTAACGCTGGTGGTGCTAAATCTGGTTTCATCTATGATTGGGACGCAACAAACAACAAGGTGTCACTTATCTCATCCGATACTTGGACAACAACAGACCAGATAGAGAACGGTGTTACCGACTTAAACGTAACTGCTCAAGTAGAGTGGTACGATCAGCAGGAAGTATTCACAGGACTTAAGTGGTCTGCCATCGCCCCTAGACCTGGCACTTCTCCTTTCGTTGAAGCACGTGGTGGTGCAAACGACGAAATGCACATCGCAATCTATGACGCAACTGGCGTTATCACTGGTACTCCTAATACATTATTAGAGAAGCACACATATGTTTCAAAAGCAAACAACTCTAAGACATCATCTGGTGCGGTAAACTATTACCCAACAGTTGTTCTTGACAGGTCACAGTATGTTTACTGGGGTTCTCATGAAACTGATGTCTATGATGTAAGTGCTAACCAGACTGCAAGTGGTGGAAACATTGCTGGTACAAACAACGGTGGTAGTGCATCTACAGAGACATTTGATTTATTCAGCGGTCCTAAGACTTACACATTCGTAAAGGGTGCAGAAAGTCTATCAGCAACTTCTGGAGAAATCATCACAGGACTTGCGGAGTTCAACGACACAGAGACATTAGATATTGATTATCTACTCATGGGTCCTGGCGACGCAGGAAGTAAGACCAATACACAGGCAATTGCAACTAGTGTACTTTCAATTTGTGCACAAAGAAAAGATTGCGTTGGTTTTATATCTCCATTTAGAGGAGACGTTGTTGGAGTTACAAGTTCCACAACACAAACACAAAATGTAGTAGACTTCTACAAACAAATGACATCCACATCATTCGGTGTGTTTGACAATGGTTGGAAGTATATCTACGACAGATTTGCAGACAAGTATCGTTACGTTCCACTTAACGGTGACGTTGCAGGATTATGTGCAAGCGTAACTGCAAACGGTACTCCATGGTTCTCTCCTGCAGGATTAAACCGTGGTGCAATTAGAGGTGCTATCAAGTTAGCATACTCACCAACTAAAGCTGAAAGAGACACTCTTTATCAAAAGAGAATCAACCCAGTGACTAGTCTACCTGGTCAGGGCATCGTCTTATTCGGTGACAAAACAGCTCTCGCTTCACCATCTGCATTTGATCGCATCAATGTTAGACGTCTTTTCAATGTGATAGAGAAGACAATCGGCAACGCTGCGAAGGGAGTACTTTTTGAACTTAACGATGAGTTCACACGTAACAACTTTAAGAATGTTGTAGAACCATTCCTTAGAGGCATTCAAGCTGAAAGAGGAATCACAGATTTCTTAGTTGTATGTGATGACACTAATAACACTGGTGCAATCATCGACGCGAATGAGTTTAAGGCAGATTTCTATATCAAGCCTGCACGCTCAATCAACTTTATCACATTGACATTCGTAGCGACACGCACAGGCGTATCGTTCGAGGAAGTCATCCCACGCAGATAACATCGGAGCACCTAAACAATGGCACGCAAAGCATTAGGTTTATTAACCTTTCAACAAGCAATTAAGGGCGGAGTTCGCCCTAACCTGTTCTCAGTAGAACACGTTTTTCCTGGCGGAGTAACACCACCATCTATTGATGGTACAGGAGGAGCAAACGACTCAGTTGCATTTATGTGTAAGGCAGCAGCATTACCAGCAACAAACGTAGGAACTGTAGAGCTACCTTTCCGTGGACGTGTAATCAAAGTACCTGGCGACAGAACATTTGAAACATGGACAGCAACATTCTATATGGATGACGCATTTGAGATGCGTGCAGCATATGAGAAATGGATTGAACTAACAAACGGTGTTGACACAAACACTGCTACTGCAACACTAGACAATGATAATGACACTGGAGTATTCCAAGACGTTACTATTGACCAGTTAAATAAGTTCGGTGCAGGAAAGGAAAATCTAGACATTATAAGAACTTATAAGTTAATAGATGCATTCCCCGTATCAGTATCACAGGTTTCTGTAGCATACGACAATAACGATTCATTTGAAGAGTTTGATGTTGAGTTTGCATACCAGTACCACACAAGCACTGGTGGTAGTAATCCAGTTCAGTAAGGGTACTAAATAGTAGGTAAAGAAACCAACAAATATTATGGCAGAGTTATTCGGTTTCTCGTTTAATAAGAAGGTTGAGAAGAGTCGTGCTCCGTCTCCCATCAAACCTTCTTCTGACGATGGAGCTACAAGTTACATTGCTGGAGGTTACTACGGTCAATACTTAGACCTAGACGGTAACTTCAAGACCGAATATGACATGGTGAAAAAATATCGTGAGATGGCGATGCATCCAGAAGTGGATTCCGCCATTGAGGATATTATACACGAAGCAATAGTCGCAGACCAAAACGATAGTCCCGTACAGGTCAACTTAGATAATCTAGACGTCAGCGATAGCGTCAAAAAAATTATTAGAGACGAGTTCGATTATATAAAAAATCTATTTGGATTTGATAGTAAGGCACATGAAATGTTCCGCAGATGGTACATTGATGGTCGTATGTACTATCATAAAGTAATTGACCTTGACAATCCGCAAGACGGAATCAAGGAAATGAGATATGTTGATCCTCATAAAATTAAGAAGGTAAGACAGATAACAAAACCAAAGACTGCTGACGAGTTTATGAAGTATGACTTTGGTAAAGGCGAAGAGTATTTCTTATATAATCCCAAAGGACTAAACAACACATCTGCTAACAGCGGAATTAGAATTGCAAAAGACGCAATATCATATGTGACATCTGGTTTGATGGATACGAATAGAAACATCGTACTATCATACTTACATAAAGGTATCAAAGTTCTCAACCAGTTACGTATGATTGAGGACTCTCTTGTTATCTACAGAATATCAAGAGCACCAGAAAGAAGAATATTCTACATTGACGTTGGTAATCTACC